TTCTAGGACCCCACCCCCTTCACGCGTGGCCCGACACCACGGGTCAGAATTGCATGGTCGAATGACAAAACCAACCTGTTGACAATGAAGCCCTGTGATTTGAAAACCCGGCAGCTCGCCGAACTTGCGCGGCAAGAAAAGGCCAAGCGAGACGCAGTCATCGTCGAAACTTACCAGCGTCATGGCACGATCCACGCCACGCGTCAGGCGTTAGGCTTCACGCATTCACGCGACGTCATTAGGAAGGCCATCACCAAGGCAGGCGTTTACGACAAGTGCGAGCGCGACCGCCGGCTTATCGCCAAGTTCAAGGCCAACCCGGAGAAGAGAAGCTGGGAGAGCCGATGCTATTCTAAGACCCATGGCTCAGAGTTAGAGATGCAGACCCTAGCCGAAAAGATGCTAAAGGATGCCTGCGTCGCATATCCCCGCCACATTCAACGCGAGGCCCAAGTGCCCGGTTGCCAGATGCGGGCAGATTTGGTCGGATTCAATTGGGCAATCGAGACGAAGAAAGAATGTAGCTCGCAAGGTATGCTTACGGCCATGGCTCAGTGCCAGGTCTACCGCAAGCACCTAAACAAGCGCCACGTCTGCATCCTGCTTCCTGACGATCTGGAGCCCGCGTCATTCTATGTCAGCGAATGTCTATCGCACGGCATCCCGGTCATTAAGATGTCGCAACTAATCTGGTGGGTAAACACCGTCCAAAAGGATGCCCAGCCAAACTGACATCGCCGAGGCCCTAGGCCTTACGCGTCAGCGCGTCTCCATCCTGGTCAAGAAGGGTATGCCCATCGACTCGGTCGAGGCGGCCACCGCTTGGAGGCAGGCGCAAGACGATGCCCGGGTGCGCAAGGCTCCAATCGCCCCAGCGCAGCTCGACGACGGAAGCCTAGCCGACACCATCCTCGAACACCGATCACTTGTCACCCGTGCCCGTGGCGTCTGGCTGGGTGCGATGGATGCGGGCGACCCCAACCAGGGCAAATACCAGTCGGCCTATAACTCCAGCCTGCGCTCCCTGATAAGCCTCGAGGAAGAGCAGGAACGCCGACTCATCCTGGCTAAGGACTACATCTCGTCCCGCGAGGCCGGCGAAGCCATGCGCGAACTGTCGGCGACGATGGTCAACCGCCTCGACAAGCTGGCCCTCGACGTGGCGGAGTCCTGCAACCCTGAGAACCCTGCCAAGGCGGTCAAGGTGCTCGAGGCTTGGGTGCGTCGGGTGAAGGCCGAACTGTCCCAAGATGAACAAGGCTGACCTGCTCCGCATCGGTCGGGAAGTCCTGCGTCCGTCAGACTCGGGCGACGTGGTCGAGTGGCTCGAGGACAACGTGCACGCCATCCCTGACTCACCGATGCCCGGGCCGTTCCGCTCCGACCGCACGCCGTGGATCGCCGAAGCGCTACGCATCGCCGCCGATCCCGAGACGCGTCTGCTCACCGTCCTCGCCAGCATCCAGTCCGGCAAGTCTCTCTTCGCCCGCCTGCTTACTTGCCACATCATCGTCAACGCTCCCGGGCCGACGATGCTCTTGCAGGCCACCGACCCCGAGGCCAAGGACTTCGCCCTGCGTTACCTCCGCCCGGTCTGGAACAACTGCCCGCCCGTCAAGGCTCGGCTTTCCCTCGAAGACCTCGACCGCTCGACGACTGCGGACTTCGACCGCATGACGCTCTACTGCCGCGGCATCTGGAACGAGGCGAACCTTCAGCGCCTGTCATTGCGCTACGTCATCGCCGACGAGTGTTGGATGGCGCCGCCCGGACACTTGGCGGAAGCGAGCGCGCGCGTGACGGCGTTCGGTTGGATGGGCAAGCGGGTGTTCATGTCCCAAGGCGGTTCGGCTGGGCAGGAGTTCCATCAGCTGCACGAAGGCACGGACCAGCGTGACTGGAATATGCGTTGCCCGAAGTGCGACCACCTTCAGCCCTGGTTATGGGAACAGATCAGGTTCCCCGAGGACGCGAAGTCGACCGGCACATGGGACTTGCACAAGGTCAGCGTCGGCACGACCTACGAGTGCGCTGGCTGTCGGACGCACCTGCCCGACACCAACGCCAGCCGCCTCGAGGCTAATGCGCGTGGTGCCTTTGTGGCTACGGCTACGTCATCGAACTCTGGGCACATCGGCCTGCACTGGAACTCGCTGGCCGCCATGAGCTGGGGCGAGCTCGGCGTCCTGATGCTCAAGGCCAAGGCATCGGCTGACGAGTACGGCGACGAAGAGCCGCGACGCATCTTCAAGCAGAAGCGGCTGGCCCTGCCCTGGAGCGAAGAGGGAGGCGAGATGGTGTCCACGGCCACGGCATCGGACTACAAGATGTCCGACGACTGGGACGCCGAAGCCGTGATCACCCCGAAGGCAAAGGTGGTCGACCGCGAGGGCGCACCGACTGGCAGCATCCCTTTCCGCACGATGGGCGTCGACGTTCAGCGTGGCCACTTCTGGGTGGTCGTCCGTAGGTGGTCGAAGACCGGGCATAGTCGCCTCATGGCCTTCGCTCGAATCGACTCATGGGGCAACGTCGAAGCCTTCGCCAAGCAACACGGCGTCCACCATGCGCTGGTGCTCGTCGACTCAGGCGACAACACGACCGAGGTCTACCGCGAGACGGCCAAGCGGAACTGGAAGACGGCCAAGGGCTCAGGCTCCGACGACTTTGCGGTCACGTCAAAGGACGGCCAGACGACCCGCCGCTTCTATTCTGAAAAGCAATCCATCGTCGTCCCTGGCATCCCGCAGAGGGCGACGCTGATCGTGCACTCCGCCACCGCCGGCAAAGACCTTTTGCACGGCCTCCGAGCCCGCAAGGTCTGGACCTACTCGCTCGACGCGGGGACAGACTACCCCGAGCAGCTGAACGCCGAAGTCCGCATCAAGGACCGCCGGACGGGCAAGCCCCAGTGGATACTTCCCCAGGGCAAGCGCGATAATCACGCGTTGGATTGTGAGATTCTAGCTCTTCTCGCCGCCGTGCGCTGGGGTATCGCTGGTCGGGAAACTGCCGAAACCGACTTGCCTTCCGCATGAGCCCGGGCAACCTATCTGCAAGGGTACGGCGTTTAGTGTTGTGGGTGGAAGAGACTCATGGCGTGGGCTGGGCGTCGTACCCCCTCTCTTCCTTCCATTCGGGGCATATCTAAATGGCTTCCGGCATCTTCATCGGCCTCACTGAGTGCGAACTCCTGGACATCAAGGCCAAGGCTTTGGCGATGATTACCGAGGGCAAGACGCTGATGTCCTACTCGGACTCCGGCTCGTCGGCCTCGAAGCAGTTCGCGATGCCGCCCAAGGAGATGATGTCGGAGGCGATGTTCGCCCTTTCTCGTCTGGACCCTGCCACCTATGGTCGTCGCGTCACGATCATCTCGACGGACTGGCAGAACCGAAACGACTGATTTATGGCCATCCGCAAGAAGATTAAGACCGTCAGCCTGCGTCCCAAGCAGCCGAAGGCCACGCCTGCCGCCCCTGCGCCGCAGGCTTCCTACGGCGATTGGCAGAGCATCGGCGTGACGCGTGCCCGCCGTTCGGCCTACGGCGCTGAACCGCGTGACCTTCGGCGCGACCTGACGCCTTACGACCGCCTGACGATGATGCGGAAGTGCCGCTGGGCGGAGCGCAACTCTGGCCTGTTCAAGCAGATCCTCGCGGATATGTGCCTCTACACCGTGGGCGACGGCATCAAGCCTCAGTCCCACGCGAGCACCCCGGAGATGCAGGAACGCTACGAGGCTTACTTCGCGGAGAAGGCCAAGCGCATCGACATCACGAACCGCTTCTCGTTCTATCAGGCTCAGTCCATCCTGCTGCGCGGCATGATCCGCGACGGTGACTCCTTCGCCGCCAAGGTCCGCAACGGCGCCGGCGAGGCCAAGATTCAGCTGATGGAAGCCCACCGCGTCGGCGACCCTCTGGAGGGCAAGGTGCCCGAAGGGATGCACGACGGCATCCAGTTCGGTCCGTATGGCGAATACATCGCCGTGAACATCTACCGCTCCGACGGCTCGTCCCGCCAGATTCTGGCTCAGTCCATGATGATGGTCGTCGACCAGGAGTACGCATCCGGCGCCCGTGGCGTCCCGCTGCTCCAGCACTCCATCAACTCCATCCAGGACGAGATGGAAATCCTCGCCCTCGAGAAGCAGGCCGTGAAGGACAACGGCGACGTGACCCGCATCATCAAGAAGAACGGCGGAGTCTTGGACGGCGACATGGCCGGCGAACTCGGCGCGGTCGTCAACGGCTCCTACGCCAACCTCGCCAACACGATGGGCGGCAAACTCATCGCCCTTGAGCCTGGGGAGGACATGACGTCCTTCCAGAGCAACCGCCCCAACGCCACCTTCACCGGCTTCCTGTCGGCCCTCGAGCGCGACATCAGCATGGGCGTGCTCCCTTACGAGTTCGTCAGCGACTCGTCCAAGCTCGGCGGCGCTACCGTCCGCCTGATCACCGCCAAGGCTGGCCGCGTGTTCGGCAAGTATCAGAGCATCATCATCGAGAACTTCTGCGTCCCGACTTGGGGCTACATCATCGGGCAGGGCATCGCCGCCGGCGAACTCCCTGACGACCCGCAGTGGAACCAAGTCTCCTGGACCACCCCGAAGTCCGTCACCGTCGACGCTGGCCGCGAAGCCGCGAATGACCGGGCCGACGTCGAGATGGGCCTGCTCTCCATGTCCGAACTCTACGCCCAGCGCGGCCTAGACTTCCGCTCCGAGATGGCGAAGCGAGCCTCCGACATGGTCCACATCAAGGACTTGGCGGCTCAGTACGGCATCCCCTTCGAGCTGCTCTTCCGTCCGTCCAACACCCCGGTCGGCACGATTGGCGGCGACGTCATGGAAGGCCCGGAGTCCGAGGCCGAAGGCGAAGACGAGCCCGCCGATCAGGAAGAACCTGAAGAGCTCGACCAACCCAATTCCTAAGACTATGCGTTTCCTCACCAACGGACTGTCGGGCCGCGAGCCCCTTCTCATCGACCCGACCAAGGCCAAGGACCACGCTGTCCTGGCTGAGAAGTTCGGCTTTACGGATATGCTTGCGCAGCTCTTCGGAGTCGCCCCTGCTCCCTACGTCGTCGACGGCGTGGGCATCGTCCCCATCGTGGGCGTGATCGGTAAGGGCCTCTCGCCCTTGGAGAAGATGATGGGCGCCGTGGACGTGAATGACGTGTCCGCCGCCATCGACGCTTTCGCCGCGAACCCCGAGGTCGAGAAGGTCGCCCTGCAAATCTCATCCCCTGGTGGCACGGTCACCGGCGTCGAGGAACTCGCCAACAAGGTCCGCAACCTGAGCAAGCCGACCCTCGCCTACACCGACTTTGAGATGGCGTCCGCCGCCTATTGGATTGGTTCGGCTGCCGACCGCGTCGTGGCCTCCCCCTCGTCCACCGTCGGCAGCATCGGCGTCTACATGGCCATCCCTGACTACTCCGAAGCCGCCAAGATGCAGGGCATCAAGATGGTCGTCATCAAGTCCGGCAAGTTCAAGGGTGCCGGCATCGAAGGCACGAGCCTCGACGAAGGCCAGAAGGCCAACCTTCAGGAAGGCGTCGACACGATCCACGCCGAGTTCAAGGAAGCCGTGAACATGAAGCGCAAGATGGTGAAGGCCGAAGCCATGGAAGGTCAGACCTTCTCCGGCAAGCAGGCCGCCGCCCAGGGCTTGGTCACTGGTCTGGCCGACTCTTTCAACGACGCCCTGCGTTCGTTTTAATTCCAACTCCCGCATTAACAGAATGACCATCGAAGAACAACTCCTCGAAGCCACCGCCGCCATCTCGGGCGTCACTGCCGAGCGCGACGACCTCCGTGCCACCGTCGAGAAACTCACCGTGGGCGCCGCCTCCGAGCTGGAGTCCCTCAAGGTCGAAGCCGCGTCCAAGGACGCCAAGCTCGCCGAACTGTCCGCCGCTCTCGAAGTGGCCGTCAAGGAAGTCGAAGGCTTCAAGGCGATGGTCGCCTCGCTCGAAGCCAGCAAGGTCAACGCCTCCAAGGAAGCCGCCAAGATCGTGGCCTCCGTCGGCGTCTCCCCGGTCGAAATCAGCCCTGCCGACGCCAAGCCCAGCGCCGAAGCCGTGGATCACCTCGCCACCTTCCTCTCCCTCCCCGTCGGCAGCAAGGAGCGTAACGCTTACTTCGCCGAACACCGCAACGCCATCGTCAAGGCTTGCATCTAATTTCCCTCAATCCTCACCTAACCCTAATACAATACTACCGTGGCCAACTCCATTGCCAATGCGCCTGCCATCCTCGCCGAAAGCGTCATCGCTTCGTTGAAGGGCAAGCTCCCCGCCCTCCGCGCCTTCTCCAGCGTCTTCACCGCCGCTGAGTCGGGTGCCGGTTCCACTGTCCAAGTTCCGCTGATCGGCACCTCCGTTGCGACGGAGTTCTCGACTGGTGGCT